GCGTCGTCGCAATGCCAAGCCACCGACAGCCCCGCGCGCCACAAGGGTTCTGGCACATTAGCCTGATCAGTCACGATGAATTTAATGTGAGCGCATCCGTCCTCGTTGAAGCTGCGCTTGACCAGCCGGGAGAACTTAGTCTCACGGTTATTTAGCAGCGCCTTAGTAGCCTCGTCGAGCACCCGCGACGGCCCAAGCTCCGTATTTTTCTTAGGCTTTGTCGGGGGGTTAGCAGCGATGCCTTTGTCTCGTAGCTCGGCCACCTCCATGACATTTAGCGCGCGGCTAGCTTGTGCAATGACCTGTACAACATTGTGCGTGTTGAGGTTGTTAGTCCCCGGTACGCGAAGGATTCGCGCCGCGTCAGCCGTACACTCCGTACCCACCTGCAGACCGTTGGCCGCGCACAGGGCGTTCATACCTTGCGCTACGGGTAGCCAGATTGAGCGTTCAACCTCAGCTTCCAGCGGCCAGTACACATGGAACCCGCCACCCGAGTCCACAACCCAAGGGTCTGGCAGCCCCGTGTCCATAATAAATTTACGCAGCGCAACGGCTGCCTCGTTCCGGTCGGAGTAGATTGAGTCTTTGTGCGAGGGGGTCTCCCTCGTGTCTATATCAATCCATATCGCTTTGAAGAAAGCGGTATTCTCAGCCTTACGGGTGTCCTTAGTGCTAAAGGACGCAAGTGCGTAGTAGGTATTTAGACGTTTGGAATTAAAGTCAAGCGCTTTGACTTCTAGTTCTGCGAGGGTATCCGCAAAATTGTGGAGAACGATATTGGGTTTCTTGATGCCGACAGTGCAATAGAATCCATGCCCCGGCCCCGGCAGGATCGCGCTGAATAGCGACTGCATATCACCACACTACAGAGTCGAAAGTGTCGATAAGGTCTTGAATTTTAGGGCGGTGTATGTGTCGGCTAGGGGAAGTCCTTCCAGTGAACCACTGGTAAACGGTCATGCGGGAGACTTGGAGCTTGTGGGCAACCTTCGCCGCTGGAATATCTTTAGTAATACATAGCAAGCCAAGCCGTACGCCAATTCGTGTTGGGTCGGCATTTTTGACTTGATCTACAAACTTAACGCTGTAGCCAAGCATCTTGAATCCTTTTATGGTGGGGGTACAAGTGTACCTTGTACCCCCTTGGGCTTAATGAGAAACCGCTGCTCGACGGGCCGCCGCTGCGGCTTTTGCAAGCGCAGCGAGCTTCAACCCCTGTTGCCGCATCTTAGCAAGGCGCTCAGGCGAAACTTTGTTTTTCACCCGCGTCGGAGCCACTTCGCGTGGAACCACCGCGCCATGCTTAGACTCGTAGTTTGCCACCCAATAGGCAATCTGTTGCTCAAAGCTACGCAGTTCGGTAGCCGCCACTCCTGCAACTTTTTTAGCCAGTTGCTCGTCAATCGCCAACTTGATTTTAGGTTGTTTCATTTCAGTAGATTAAAAAGGTTAAGGAAAACCGGGAACTGCCACCCAGCCCGGTCTGGGATATTTAGTTAGGCAGCTTAATCCTCGTCGTCCCAACGCTGCATAACATCGTCAGGCGTCTTGGGTTTGGGAGCTTCCATCTTGGCAACCGTGCGCTTAATGGGTTTAGCCACCACTTCCTCCTCTGCCACCGGCTCAGGTGAGGCTTTCTGCTTAGGGGCAGTCGCTCCATCCGTTTGCGCGGGGGTGAACGCAATTGCGTTCTTGGCATCGGTAGTGTCAGCCTTAGCCTGCACAATGTTGTACTCCTCTTCTTCCAGAGGGCGCACAGCCTTGAAGTGCAACTTGGGCGTAGACACATCAGTGTCAAACCGCATCTCCGTCACCACCGCCGTGATCGGCACACTGTGCCCAGCGAGGTAGCGAGTGTATGCCTCAAGAGGCATCTTGCCGCCTTCTGGCTTCCCAAAAAGAGAAGTAGCAGGGACAACAAGCTGGAACACATCGCCTTGAATGTCGTTGGCAAGCAAGACAGCCAGACGGTGCGAGTACCGGCAAGCGCGAGAGTTACCCTGACCGCTACCCCCGATGTTCTGGGGGCAACCCGCGCAACTTGGCGATTGCGGCTCTTCAACTTTGGAATCAGGCTTGATCCCGTCGTTGCTCCAGCAAGAAGGTAAAACTTTTTCACCCTCTTCGTACACGCCAGCATAGAAGGTGCGGCTATGAGTCGGCGCTGCCGCCGCAATAACCACTTGCATAGAACGCTCATCGCTCTTTGCAATCTCCTGCCCACCCACAATCATGCGGAACACAGAACCACGGATAGAAACCCGCTTAGCCTGTGAGCCTCCCATCAACGCCTTGGTTGTGGCGTCGAGTTCCTTCGTCCGTAGGTAGGACGGAAGGTTTCCTTTGAATAGAGCAAGTTCGCTCATTTAGCTCTCCTAACAGTGATGTCGTAACGTGAATCAACATTCAGACCAATCGGAACTTTGTCGGGGTTCTCTTGGAGCCACTCCTTCATATTCCCTTGATGGATTCGCCGCTCCAGTAAGCCCAGCTCACCCGTATTAGCAATCAGGTCGTACATCGCTTCCCAGTCCGAAGTCCAGTAGCGTGTCCTAACTGAGCGCATCACCGTGCCACCACTGGTCTTCAGAGTGTCGGCACCGGTCTCTTTGCAGATCTCAAGCAGCTTCTCGGCAACTGAGTCCAAGTCCTCTTTGAGTTCTGCGTCTTTAGCTTCGTATTCGTTCTTTAGCGTTTCCCGAGCGTCGCGTATCTTGACGTACACCCGTGCAAGTTTGTCTGCGGTCATTGTCTTTCTCCTGAGTGAGTTGACACTGTATACCCATTATTTGGCAGTGTCAAGCACTTCTTCACGGTAGAGGTCAATTATTTTCGCGTGGACATCCTCACGCTCGCGCAGCAGCCGATATATCTTGCGCTCCACGGAGCTGCCGACAATATGAATAACTGTCACTGCGTTCTTTTGCCCAGCCCTATGCACCCGAGCGTTCGCCTGTAGGTAGGTCTCTAGACTCGTGGTCGGGCCGTACCACACGACCGTGTCCGCAGCCGTGAGGGTCACCCCGTGCGCCGCTGCTTGCGGCTGGATCACTAGAACCCGTGGGTCAGGGGTAGTCTGAAAAGCCTTGAAGATATCTGTACGTTTACCCGCTGCCACGTCCCCAGAGATCACATCCGTAGTGAAGCCCTCTTTGGTGAGATGTTCACGCACCATAGTAATAGCGTGTCGGAACGGTACGAACACCAGCACCTTGTTGCTAGTCTCAGAAATAATTTCTGTAAGTACGTTTAGTCGGGAGGACGCGTCGAAGGAGATAACTTCTTTAGTGTCTGAGTAGACCACCCCGCACGACATCTGCAAGAGCTTATTCATCAGCACTGCGGCGTTGACAGCACTGATTTCCTCGTCCTCTGCCGTGATTAGCTGGTCGATCATCATGCGTTTGTAGTACGCCTGCTGGGTCTTAGTCATTGGCACGTCGCGGTCAACGTACGTCATCTCTGGCAAGTCAAGGCAGTCGGCCTTGGCAAACCGTATCGCTGGCTGCAGTGCTCGATGGACGATCTCTTTAGCGTTGTCCTTGGGTACCCACCTGTACTGCGTGAGGCGGTACATGACCATGTCACGGAAGTTACCAAAATGTTTTGGAACTCCTAGGGGGTTAACAAGTTTGGCGATGCCGAACGCATCGACCGGAGACTGCGCGGCTGGTGTGCCGGTAAGCATCCACAGCCACTTGTCTGAGGTCACTAGCCTGTTAAGTATCTTCCAGCGTCGGGTCGTAGCAGTCTTGTACGCCGATGCCTCGTCTACTACGATAAGATCAAAAGCGTTTTCAGAGATTTCTTTTTCTACGATCTCCACGCCATCGTAGTTAATGATGACGAACTCCGCATCGCCCGCTGTAATTTTTTTACGCTTTTCGGCAGAGCCATACGCCACGTCTACCGTACGGTGCATAGCAAACTTAAATAAGTCCGCTTGCCAAGCCGACTGCATAATAGACAGGGGGCAGATCACTAGCACCCTGCGGATGAACCCCAAGGCCATTAAATAGTCAGCAGCCCAGATGACGCTGGCCGTCTTGCCGGTGCCTTGCTCGTTGAAGCAGAAGGCGCGCCGATGCAGGGTCAGAAACCCAGAGGTCTCTTTCTGGTGAGCGAAGGGCTTATGAATCCCTGTCCACTTGTAGTCCCGATGGATGGGGCTGGGTACGTTCTTGATCCGCAGCGCTTTGAGCGCTTGGCTTTCTGGCAACCGCCAAGGTACAACAACCTGTGTTGAGTCTCCGTCTTTGCCTACTACTTTACTTGTTTTTATTGCTTCTAATACTCTTTCTGGCTTCCCTAGATTTAGTAGTAGCCTGTCGCCCTGTATAATTTCC